TCGAAGTGAATCCGTCGTTCGCGGATACCGGCGAGGCGTACCTGGTCGGCATTGCAGCGACCGACACACCGGCGAGCCTTGGCACCGAAGCGATTCAGTTCGCTGCGCTGCGTTCCAGCAATCTGTTTTCGGAAGCGCATGAAACGACGATCGATTTCGAAAGCACGCAAGAACCCGGCGGCCGCAGTCTGCTGGCGCACGTGAAAAGCATGTTCGCGAACAGTCGCACGGGCGACGAGAAGCGCCTGCAGGAAATTCAAAGTGCCGTCGAAGAAGTGGCGAAGTTCGCGAGCGAGCAGTCGGGCGAGCTGCGCACCGCGCTCGCGAACGCCGAGCAACGCGCGACTGCCGCCGAAAAGAGTGCTGCCGACGCGCTGTCGGCCGTCGAAAAGCTGACTGAAACGCTCGCGGCAACCGACAAGAGCCAAACGTTCAGGCCGAAGTCGACCGGTGGCAGCGGCGAAACGGTCACGGATTGCTGATCGTCAAATCTGATCCACGGAGAACAACCACATGCAGAAACTCACGCGCCTGGCGTACGAGCGATACGCCGCGCAAATCGCGAAGCTCAACGACACGACCGATCCGTCGACAAAGTTCGCGGTCGATCCGACCGTGCAGCAAAAGCTCGAATCGAAGATGCAGGAATCGAGCGCGTTCCTGAAGAAAATCAACGTGCTGCCCGTGACGGAACGGGAAGGCGAAAAGGTCGGCCTGAATGTCGGTCGTCCGATCGCAAGCCGTACCGACACGACGAAAGGGCCGCGCAAGCCGATCGATCCGACTGCGCTCGAAAGCAACGGTTATCGTGCGGAAAAGACCGACTTCGATACGGCAATCCCGTACGCGAAGCTCGACGCCTGGGCAAAGTTTCCCGATTTCCAGACCCGCATCCGCGACCTGATCCTGACGCAGAACGCGCTCGACCGAATCATGATCGGCTGGAACGGTACGAAGGTTGCGCCGGAAACCGATCGCGACGCGAACCCGCTGCTGCAGGACGTGAACATCGGCTGGCTGCAACAGTACCGAGCCAAAGCAGCGCAGCGCGTGCTGCATGAAGGCAAGCAAGTCGGCAAGGTGACGGTCGGCAAGGGCGGCGACTACGCGAACATCGACGCCCTGGTGATGGATATCGTGTCGTCCATGATCGACGCCTGGTTCCAGGAAGATACGGGCCTGGTCGTGATTTGCGGCCGCGATTTGCTGCACGACAAGTACTTCCCGATTGTGAACGCCGACCAGGCGCCGACCGAACGTCTCGCGGCCGATCTGATCGTGAGCCAGAAGCGCATCGGCAATCTGCCTGCGGTTCGTGTGCCGTTTTTCCCGAAGGGCGCGCTGAGGGTGACGAAGCTCGAAAACCTGTCGATCTACTACCAGGAAGGCGGCCGCCGGCGCACGCTGAAGGACGTTCCGGAGCGCGATCGCATCGAGAACTACGAATCGTCGAACGATGCGTACGTGGTCGAAGATTTCGGTTGCGGTTGCGTGGCCGAAAATATCGAGCTGGTGACGGCATGACGATCAAGACGCCGGCCCGGATGCATTTCGAGCGCGTGAGCGCCGCACGTGCAGCGGCTGCGGCCGCACCTGGCGAAACGATGGCCGGTGCAACGCCGTACGAGCTGATGCTGCGCAAGCTCGCGATCGACCGCCGCGCACTGAAGGGCGTGCAGTCGGTGACGCGGAAAATCGAGCAGAAGCGGAAGCTGTTGCCGGAGTATGCCGATTACGTGGCCGGTGTCTTGGCGGGCGGCCGCGGTGCGCAGGACGACGTCCTGGTGACGATCATGGTCTGGCGGATCGATGCCGGCGACTACGACGGTGCGCTCGCGATCGCAACCTATGCGCTGAAACATGGCCTGGTCATGCCCGACCAGTTCGACCGCTCGCTCGCTTCAGTCGTCGCGGAGCAGTTCGCCGACGCGGCGCTGCAATCGTTCATGGCGGACGGCTCGTTCAACGCCGCGAGCCTCGAAACGATTGCCGAGCTGACGGAGCAGGGCGACATGCACGACCAGATACGCGCGAAGCTGTACCGCGCGCTCGGCTATGCCGTGCAGGAGGACGAGCCGGTACGCGCGCTCGAATATCTGCGGCGCGCGTTGAAGTACAACGAACGCGTAGGCGTGAAAAAGGACATCGACCGGCTGACGAAGCAGGTCGAAGCCTCGGGCCGTCAGGGCGACGGCACCGGCGGCACGTAAAGAGCCCAACCCGGCATGGCGGCACCGACGCCCCAGGTCCTACGCCTGACGGACACGGACCTTGTGCGTCGGTCCACCGCCACCTCACCCATTCCCGACCATGAGCAGCTTTATTGCAACCGCATCGCCGGCGCCCGCCGCGTCGCCGATCGACGGTGTCGTTATCAACGACGGTTGGTATCCCGACGTGAGCCTCACGGAGATGCGCGATGCGATGCGCCTCGACGGTACGTTGACGGCTGAACGCATCCGGCATGCGACGCGTGACGCCGTCCTGAGCGTGAACTGCGAGCTGTCGGCATGGCGCATGCGCCAGGTTGCAGCCGGTCATGCGGCGCTCGACGATGTGCCCGCGGTACGCGTCGACGGTGAAAGCGCCTTCGTGCATCACTACCTGCGTGCGGTGTATCACCGCGCGTATGCCGACGTGACGGAGAAATTCCGCGGCTACGACTCGACGAAATCGGGCGGTCAGGATGCCGCCGACCTGGCCTGTACCGTCGAAGAAGCCAGGCGCAACGCCCGATGGGCGGTAAGCGCAATCCTCGGCGTCCCGAATTCGACTGTGGAATTGATTTGATGAAGGTTGCGGCCCTGCAAGGTGAATCCCTCGACGCGATGTGCTGGCGCCACTACGGAACGACGGCCGGCACGGTTGAAGCCGTGCTCGAAGTCAATCCGGGCCTGGCCGGCCTGGGCGTCGCGCTGCCGATGGGGACGCTCGTCGATATGCCCGACCTGGACACGATCGCGCAGACGAAGCCGCTACTGCAACTGTTTGACTGACCTGGAGCCGCCCGTATGGCTGAACCGAACACCTCGACCGCTGCAGCGTTGCTTGCCGCGGTCGGTCTGGCCGGCGTTGCGCCTGGCATCGACGGCGACGCACTGATCGGCGCATTTGCTGGCGCCGCGCTCGTTGTCGTCACGTCGAAAGACCTGGGCATCGCGAAGCGGGCCGCCTACATGCTGATTTCCCTGGTCATGGGTTATCTGGCCGCGCCTGAAATCATCAACGCGATTCCGATCCGCTCGACCGGCGTCGCCGCGTTCTTCGCCGCGGCGCTCGTCATCACGGTCACGCTGACGCTTATCGAGCGGGTGAAGCGGATGGACGTTTTCGATTTTCTCCGCAAGGGGAGGTGACATGCACCTGTCCTATGCCTTGCTCGCGCTGGCGGCGCACGTTGCCGTGATTCTGCGTGTGCTGACGTACCGCAAGAGCGGCGCTCGACACCGTTTCCATGTCGCGTGGACTGCCTGGTTGATCGTCGCGATTTCCGGCGGCTCGGCGATCGAGCTGCTACTGCATCCGGAGCCGGTCGGTGCGTTTCAGGCGCTGCGCGACGTGCTGCTGGCGCTATTCGTACACCTTGCGCGCGGCAACGTCGCGCGCCTATTGCGGAGTGATGACGCATGAACACCCTACGATTGGACGCCCGCGGCGCGGAAGTCGGTCTGCTGCAGCAACGACTCACGCGGGCCGGCTATCCCGTCGACGTGACGCACGTTTTCGACGAGCAGACAGAGCAGGCGGTGATTGCACTGCAACGGGCGGCCGGCCTGGTCGTCGACGGCGTCGCGGGCAAGAACACCTATGCGTTTCTGGCAACCGGCATGCGTGACCCGAAGCACATGACCGACGCCGATATCGAGCGCGGGGCCGACACATTGGGCGTGCCGACCGCGTGTGTTCGCGCAGTGTGCGCCGTCGAATCGCGCGGCTCGGGATTCCTGCCGGACGGCCGGCCGGTGATTCTGTTCGAACGGCACGTCATGTTTCGGCAGCTCGTGAAGCATCGAGACAAGAGCACCGCGTCCCTATATGCGGCTTCGTGCCCGAACATCGTTTCGATGTCGGCCGGCGGCTATCAGGGCGGCGCTGCGGAATATGTTCGCCTCGACCTGGCGGCACGTATCGACGCGGCGGCCGCGTATGAATCGGCTAGTTGGGGCGCGTTTCAGGTCATGGGTTTCCATTGGGAACGCCTCGGCTACGTGAGCGTCGACGCCTTCGTCGCGGCGATGGAGACGAGCGAAGGCGCGCAGCTCGACGCGTTCGTGCGCTTCGTCGCGGCGGATGCTGGCTTGCTGGCTGCGCTAAAGGGGCGGAAGTGGGCCGCGTTCGCGAAGGGCTACAACGGCCCGGATTACGCCCGAAACCTGTACGACGCGAAGCTGGCCCAGGCATACGCACGCTTCGCCGCCGACGCAAAGG